AAAGATTGTTATATTCAGATTAACTGCTAATAATAAAACTGCTATTTTAAGAGAGGTTGGTAATATTGATTATGATAAGGGTGAGATAAGATTATTCAATATTAATATTGAAGGTACTAGTAAAACAAGAGATGGTCAACCAATTATCGAAATTTCTGCAGTTCCTGATTCAAATGATATAATTGGACTGCAAGATTTGTATTTACAACTATCAGTTGGTGATAGCACCATTACTATGATTGATGATAGGATTTCATCTGGGGCGGATATTTCGGGATCTACATATATTAGAAGATCTAGTTATTTTGATTTCAACGAAGACGTAATTAGATAGGATTTTAAAAAAAATGGTAAGAAACAAAGTAAAGTTAAGCTCTATCGTAAGTTCGCAAATTCCTTTATTTGCGAGGGAAACCTATCCACTATTTGAAGAGTTATTAGAAGCATATTTTGATTACTTAGAATCTCCAGGTAATCCAGCAGATATTCTAACAAATATAGACACGTATAGAAAACTAGATTTTGTTTCGAATTGGAATGATCGTACAGAGTTAACTGAAGTTCTAACCATTTATGATAACGAAATTTCTGTAGAAAGTACTAATGGATTCCCTAAAGAAAATGGTCTTTTAAAAATTGGGGATGAAATTATTTTCTATGCAACTAAAACCGCAACTACGTTCCAAGATTGTACAAGAGGATTTAGTGGAGTAACGGATTATAATGATCCAGAAAACCCAGACCATTTAATGTTTGAATCTTCCTTCGCGCAAGAATTTGCTGAAGGGGTTGATGTTATTAATTTAAATTGTATTCTTTTAGATGAATTTTTATCAAAATTAAAAGTACAATTTTCACCAGGATTTGAAAACATTGAGTTAAATCCCCAACTAGATCAAAGTCTATTCATAAAGCAGGTAAAAGATTTTTACGAAGCAAAAGGAACTGATAATTCTTTTGAAGTTCTATTTAAAGCTTTATATGCAACCTCAGCAAAAATATTCAGACCTAGAGATTTTCTATTAACCCCATCAGCTGCAGATTATAGAAAAACTCTAGATTTGGTTGTAGAGCAAATTATTGGTGAACCGCTTCAAATTGTAAACAGAGTTTTATATCAAGATCAGGATGGGACCATTCCTAAGGCATACGGCACTGTTACTGACTGTAAGGCAATTGTTAAAGGAAATTCTTTATATTATAAAGTAAGTTTAGACTACGGATATAATAAAGATCTTGGATTTACTGGATCAGTATTTGGCAATTTTACAATCCATCACCAAACACCCACCTTAAGTAAGGTAGCAATAGGCGCAAGTGTAATCACCGTAGACTCGACAATTGGTTTCCCAGATAGTGGTGAACTTTTAGTCACATTTGCTGGCGATTTTCTTGATGATGATAGCTTCATGCTGGTCAAATATGGGTCAAAGAATGCTAATCAATTCTTAGAAGTGAGTGGAGTTGAAAATGAAATTGATGAGCAAGCATTTTTACAGGTTAATGCATATATTTACTCTTATGATAACCAAGGTGAAGAAGTTAGAATGAGAGTTTGCGGAGTTTTGTCAGAACTCGTAGAAGAAGTAGACACTCCATATTCAGTTGTTGGTGATCCAGTTAGAGTTTGGGAATTAGGTAAAAAAGCAGAATCCCCACAAGCAAATTCTTGGATATTTAACCATGCAATTTCTAATAGAGTAGAAACATTAGTAGATGAGGGAAATTTAAATTATTCGATAACAACATATGATAACTGCTATGCGAATAGTGGTGATATTGTAAGTCTTACATGTGATGTAAGAAATTTTGATGGGTCTGTAGAGGTAATTGAAAAAGAATTCCAAGTATCATCTGGACCAACTCCAAATAATTCTTTTAGAATTGTAAATGATAGACCAATAGTTCAGGCATACTATGTAAAGAGAACAATTACAAAAGTAACTGGATCTGAAATAATTGCTAATGTTCAGAACACCTATGTTGATAATAAAGATGATGTTTATGTAACATCCAATTCTTTACCAAATTATAATAATGAATCTTTAGATTTAAATTATAGAAGTGTTGTTTTAAATGGAACTTTTAATGAAGCAGAAACTATAGTAGTAAAAAATCATGGGTTTTATACAGGAGATGCGGTATATTATGATGATACATATTCTTCAAATAATTCTTTAGATTTATCCGCAATTTACTTTGTATATAAAATTGATGATGATACTTTCAAATTGTCTAGAAGTAGAAATAATTTAGAATCAGAAAAGTATGTAACTCTCAATGGTACAACATCTTTTTCAAAATTAGTTAGACTGGAATATGCTGATGAGCTTGGTAAAGAAAAGAAATTATTACCACAAAAATTAGTTAAAAAAATAACAACAGATCCACAATCTAGAATATTTGAATATCCAATAGATCCAGAAGAAAGAATTGGTATTTTTAGAAATGGTGTAGAAATTTTAACTTATAAGTCAAAAGATTTTTGCTATTATGGTGGAGTTGAAGAAGTAATTGTAAATTCTGGTGGAGAATCCTATGATGTTATTAACCCACCTAGATTAGAAGTATTTGATGTTAATGGATCAGGTTTTTCTGGAGATGTTGTTGTCTCTGGAAGTCTTTTAAAAATTGATGTTTTAGATGGTGGATTTGACTTTATCGAAAATAAACCAAAAGTTGTAATTAGAGGTGGAAATCCAACCAAGCAAGCAAGTGTTGGTGTGAATGTAAAATATGTTAGACATAAAGTATTTTTTAGATCGGATGTATCTGGAGTAAATATTGTTGAAAAAACCATTACATTCTCAGATCCTCATAAATTTAGAAATGCAGATAGGGTTTCATACTCGTCCCAAGGACAGCAAATAATTTCAACTTTATCTGAAGGATCTTTTTACTATGTTGGTGTAATTGGTAGTAAAAAAATAAGTTTACATAAAACAATTGAAGATGCATTAGGATTAATAAATCCAATAAGTCTTGCATATGGTGTCGGAGAACACACTCTAGAATCATCTTCATCCAAAACTATAATAGAATCTTTAGTTGTTGGTGATGGTGGAGAAGGATATTCGAATAATAAGGTAATCGTAACTTCTGTTGGAATTAATACGGCAAATTATGTTATAACGTCAAAAAATCACCAATTTAAAAATAATGATAGGATTGTATACTCATATACAGAATCTCCTATTTCTGGTTTATCAACAACAAAAACATATATTGCTTCAATTCTAGATAAGAACAGTTTTGTCTTATATGAAGAAAATACAACTGTGGGAGAAAACCCATTAAAATTCAAAAACAATAATGAAATCACTCAATTAAATTCCACTCCTAGTGGATACCATACATTCTCATATCCACCAATAACCGTTGAAGTTATTGGTGAGAAGGGAGTAGGTAAATTAGTTGAATCCGATTGCATTCCAGTATTAAATCCAGTATTTAGAGGTCAGATAAAAAAAGTTGAAGTAAAAACTTCTGGATCAAATTATGGATCTAATAGAATATTAAATTATGAGAAACAACCAAGATATTATCTTAGAACAGGAAATTCAGCTATTGCTGATCCAATAATTTTCAATGGATCTATTAAAGATATTGCGATTAAGTCGCAAGGAGAAAATTATTACAGCACCCCAAATGTTTATGTATTTGAATCCGACCCATCCGTAAGACCAATTAATGCAACTCTTTCACCAGTAATAAGTAATGGTAAATTAATTGATATTAAAGTTATAGATGGTGGAGTTAATCATAGTCAAAATGCAAAAATTGTTATAGAATCACCAGGAACAGGTGCATCCTTACAATTCAAATTAAAGTCGTGGAATGTTAATATAGTAGATAGACTTATAAGAGAAAATAATATATCACTAGATGATGGTATTATTGTAAGATCTAAAAATAGTAATTATGGACTGCAGTATACTCATGCATATGCGCCAAGAAAACTGCGTGATATGGTATATTCTCAAAAATTTGAGGAGGGTATACTCAAATACCAAACCGATCTAGAAAGTGATCTTTCTACTCCATACCACTCACCAATTATTGGTTGGGCTTATGATGGAAATCCGATTTATGGGCCATATGGATACGATACTCCATCTGGTGGAAGAATTCGTCAGATGCTATCTGGATACGTTAGAGTTGATTCTGGAAGTAGACCAGAATTTCCATTAGGATTCTTCGTAGAAGACTATATTTACAGAGGATCTGGAGATCTGGACGAATATAATGGTAGATACTGCATTACTCCAGAATATCCAAATGGAACTTATGCATACTTCTTAACAGTAGATACAACTATACAAAAAGAAGGAATATTCTCACAAAACAAAATCCCAGTATTCCCATATGTAATAGGATATTCTCATTATTCCGAACCAGTAAGATTCAATTTTAGTACAGAATTTGATCAAAATACCTTTGATTTTGAAGAGTTTAAGTGTAGAAGAAATACAAAACCATATAATTTAAAAGAATGGTATAGTGGATATGATTATATCGTGCAGCCAAATAAAATTGATGCGCACTATTCTGTTGTAAAATCAATTTCTCCAGGTTCAATTGATAATATTGAAATTTTAGATCCTGGTACTGGATATAAAGTTAAGGACCCAGTTCTATTTGATAATGTTGGTACTGGTGGTACAGGAGTTTCTGCAATTGTTAGTGAAATACAAGGAAAAACAATATCTTCACTAATAACAAATGAGATTTATATTAATGGTGTAAAATTATTCCAATCTAACTCTTCTACTGGATTTATTGCTATATGCGATGAACCACATGAACTTTTGACTAATGATGTTATCTCCATAACTGGAATTTCAACATCCAAAAATTATGCAATAGATTCTAAAGAAAAAATAAGAATTCCATCAACCAATTATATTCTTGGAAAAGACATTGGGAATCCAGCGGTAACTGGAATTACAACATATCTAACAATTGCAACTGGAGTTTTATATTCTCCACTAATTGATGAAAATGATATTATCCAAATTAGAAATGAACAGATGAAGGTTTTAAATGTAGATTTAAAATCTTCTAGAATTAGAGTTTTACGTAATTACAATTCAACCACAGGAACTGCATACTCGGCATCCGAATCATTTTCTGTTCTTCCAAGAAAGTTCTTCATTGACGGATATTTGGTTAATGACTTAAATGTTGGTAGATATGATAGGCAATATTATTTTGATCCAGTTGAATCTGTTGGAATTGGATCAACCCATGGCCCAGGAATAACAACATCTTTATATTTTAGCAATCCAGGACTTGGTAATACAACTACGGTAGTTTTTACAAGATCCATTTATTTGGAAAATCATCAATTAGAAACTGGAGATTTAGTTAGATACAATACAAATGGTGGAAATCCTCTTGTTGTTTCGGTAACAGGAATTGGAACAACTGTAATATATGATAATTCGGACTTGTATGTAGTTAAATTTAGTAAAGATACAATTGGATTATCTACCGTTAAATTGGGAATAACTAGCTCATTTAATGGATTTGAATATGTCGGAATAACAACTACTGTTGGTGCAAATCCATTATACTTTGTTGGTTTGGGTACAGGAAATTACCATAGTTTAAAAACCAACTATGATCATATATCATCCGAAATTTTCCAATCTACAGTAACTGTATATACTTCACAAGATAATCAACTGCAAATTGGAGATAGAGTTAGACTTGAAGTAATTCCATCAACAACAAAGACTTTTAAAGTTTATTATAACGATAAAAATAGAAGATTATTAATCGATCGTCTTCAAATAAGCAGTGTTGATACTACTTACAATCAGATTACAATTCCAGATCATGGTCTTGCTGATGGTGATAAAATTATTTACGTATCACAAAATCCAATTGGAGGTTTGATAGCTGATACAATTTATTATGCAGTCTATATCAACAAGGACAAGATAGAATTATCAGAAACATATACCCAATCACAATTAGCTGATGGAGAAAGAATTAATTTAACTAGTTCTGGGGGAGTTGGTTATATTCATCGAGTAAATCCACTATTAATTTCTGAGAGAAATGATAGCATAGTTTTTGACCTAAGTGATTCTTCACTATCATATATTGATGGTACAACTAGATTACCAGCATTTGACTTTAAACTATATACCGATTCGAAACTGAGACAAGAATATATCACAAATGAATTATCACCGCAATTTTCTGTAGTATCTAGTGGAAGAATTGGAATTGATTTAACCGCTAGTGTTACACTAAAAGTTAATGAATTTACACCATCCGAACTTTATTATGCGCTTGTTCCTAAAAAGACTCAAGGTTTATCAGCAGTTAAATCGCAAATTATAAGAGACTCTTATAATATTACACAATCAAATAAGATAACATTAGTATATCCACGCATTAATGCATCAATTCATAATACAGTATCCACGTCATCCACATCATTTACATTTAAAACTCCAGTTAATCTAACAAAAGTATCTTATGCAACAACAGAGTCTTCTCTAAAATACTATACAAATTCACAAAACACCACTGGTCCTATTAGTGAAATAAATCTTTTAGATTCCGGTGGTGGATATAAAACTCTTGTTGGTATAGCAACTGTAGTTAGCAAAACTGGTGTAGATGCAAGAGTAAAGGCAAAGGGTCCTAACATTGGAACCAAAAAAGAATTCCACATCGAAGATGTTGGTTGGGATTATCCAACAGATCCAACATTGTTCCCAACGGCAAAAATGCCAGATGTTTTTGAAGTTGATCAGTTATTCTCATTTGACACTATTGTTCCAAAATCTCCAGGACTAAATTATACAGTTTTCCCAAATTTAGTAGTACAAGACTCTAATACTTTAGAGATATTGGATGATCTCATATTAGAATATTCTAATAATAAAGTTGAAATAGTAAAAAATACTTCCAGTTTAACAAATAAAAATCCAAATTTCATACCTATTAATAATTCAAACGGATTTAGTATCAAAAATTTATCATTCAACACTACATCTAAAGAAGTAACACTTACCTTTAAAACAAGTTTTAGTGATCCGGATAGATTCCCATTTGTAGTTGGTGATGAAATTCTAATAGAGGGTTGTGCATCGAAAACTTTAGGAAGTAAAAATAGATCATTTAATAGTTCAGATTTTTCTTATAAATTATTTGTTATCACAGAAATTGATGCAAATATTGGTGGATCAAACGCAACGATTAAGTATAGTTTACTTGGTATTGTGGATGCGGATGAAACTTTGGGTCTTTATGATGAGGTATCTGCAACAGGAATTGTTGTATTGAAAAAACACTTCCCAACCTTTACTTCAACTATCAAGAAAGGTAGATATAATTCTGGAGAATTGATTTATGGGTTAACAAGTGGAGCTATTGGTGAAGTACATACATGGGATGCAAATAATGAAATAATCAAATCCTTTGGACCTTATGATTTTAGTGTTGGTGAACTTATTAGGGGTGAAAAAACTGGAACTGTATCCAGAATTTCAAAAATATATAAGAGTGAAATGTATTATAAGGTTGGACCAGCTGCTGAGGTTCAAAAAGGTTGGTTAAATGAAAAGGGATTCTTAAATAACAATTTACAAGTTGTTCAAGATAGTTTTTACTGGCAAAAATTCTCTTATGCTATTCAGAGCAATATATCAGAGAATGTATGGGAACAAAGTGTAGAAAGTTTAAATCATCTAGCTGGATGGAAGAGATTTAGTGATCATACAATTGAATCAAATACTCTATCCTTTACTGGAATTAGCACATCTCAGGAAGGTGGTGATTTCTTATCAATAGCAGATATTAGTGAAACTATTGACCTAAATTGCTCTTTTGACTTTGATATAGTTTTAGATGAAACATCTTTAATTGGTTCAAGAAGAGTATCAACTGGATTGGTATTTAATAGTAGAGATCTTCAAGATTTTGAAAAATCAATAGGAAATAGAGTTTTAGTAATAGATGATATAAGTGATGCATTTAATAATACTCCAAGACCGGACCCATATAGTGTAATTAGTACCTTTAAACTAGCAGATGTAAGATCAAGAAAGTTTTTAGTTTATGCTAGAGATAAAAGATTTACTGCAGAAAGACAAGTATACATAGTCACTGCTATTCATAATGGATCAAATTTCTATATCAACCAATATGGTAGAGTTGAATCAGTTGGAGTACTTGGATCCTTTGATATAGACATAAGAGAAGATGAAGGTAGATTATTATTCTACCCGAATAAATTTAGAGTTAATGACTATGATTTAAGTTTTGTAACTTACGATGTACGAGATTATGTTTCCGGAGTTGGAAATACCAATTTTGGAAATATTGTTAATATCCAAAGTATCTTTACCAATAGAACTTCAGGTATTGGAGCAACAACTATAGCTTCAATTCCACTAGATTATAGAGCATCAAAACTATTAGTTCAGATAGAAGATTCTGAAAATATATTCGAATATGATGAAATTACAGTTCTTCATGACGGAACCAGTGTAGAGATCATCGATTACGGGCAATTAACTACTGGAGTTGGTGCTTCACTTGGAATTGGTACATATTATGCATATATCTCTGGTTCCAATTTAAAAATAGACTTAATACCTGATTACCCATATGATGCAGACATTAATGTATTAAGGGTTTCTATTGCTTCTTCGGAATCTGGATTTGTTGATACTGGTGCTAGAGATTTAAACACTACAAGATTAGAATCTCATTATGTATCAATTGCGGCAACTAATAGCACAAATCCGACAAAAATAGCAGAATTTGAAAATGGATTATTAAATTATAGTGGTGGATATCTACTAATCAGTATAGAAGATACTACCAATCAAAGATATCAAGTATCTGAAATGAACGTCATTACTGATGATTCCGAAGCATATTACGCTGAATTTGGAATATTAGTTAATGATAGTGAGATTGGAATTATAACAGCTGGTGTTAATGGATCTAATACGGAAATCTATTTTACTGCAGATTCAAGCGCAGACCTTGAAATTAGATGTTTTGGTAATTATCTTGGATTAGTTGATACCTTTAATCCAAATAATGAAATTTTAATGAGAAATGCAAGATTATTTACTGGATATGGCGAGTATGAAGGAACTGAAAGATCTATTAAGAGAGAGTTTGAATTATATCATAAGGGAAATCCGATTTTTGAAAAGCAATTTAATGGAGAAAATTCCAGTATTGTTAAAATTTCGGATAATTTAATCGAACTTCCTCAACATTTCTTTGTTACTGGAGAAAAGGTACTCTACTCATATGGTTTATTAAATGAACCAATAGGAATTGCAACAACAACTATACCTGGAGTAGGTTCTACAGATAAACTTCCAAGTGAATTGTATGTTATTAAAGAAGATGATCTAAATGTTCGTTTTGCAGCATCTGCTGCAGATGCACTAAAACTTGCACCAACTCCATTGACTCTAACAAGTGTTGGATTTGGATCCGCACACTACATTACTGCGCAAAAGCAAAATGTAAAAGCACTAGTAACTATTGATAATATGATACAATCTCCAATTGTATCTACTGCAGTTACTTCAGGTTTATCGACAAGTGTTTTAACTACCGATGATGTTATAACCTTAACAAATAATGTTGAATTCTTCTTTAGTGGAGATTTGATTAGAATAAATGATGAAATAATGAAAGTCAGTATCGTTGGTTATGGTGGATCTGCAAATAACATATATGTACAAAGACCTTGGATGGGAACTACATTAGCGGTTCATGATCAATTTGCTTTAATCACCAAGGTTGTTGGAAATTACAATATTTCAAGAAATACAATCAGCTTTGCTGCACCACCTTACGGAAAATATCCATTAGGACTCCCAGAAAATAGACCAGATTCTAGAGATTATACGGGTATAACAACTCATTCTACTTTTAGTGGTAGAACTTTTATGAGATCTGGAATTGTAGATTCTATCATTGAACCATATACAAAAAATGTTGTATTTGATGGAATTCAGGATTCATTTACTGGATTTACAAGTTCATTTACATTAACTGTTGATGGATCTGATGTTACTGGAATTGTAGATAGTAATGCAATTATTACAGTAAAGGACATTTTCCAATCACCTAGAGTTCTAGGTAACGTAGTAACTATTGCTGGAAACTATTTCTTAGAGGAAGATGAAATTTTAGAAAAAACTCAAATCTTATTTGAGGATAATGAATATTCTGGTAATGATGTCTTAACAAGAGGTCTTCCAACTGGCGGAAGAATTGTATCAGTTGCATCTACAAGAGGATTTGGTTATCAACCACTAGTATCTGCAGCTGGAACAGCAATTGTATCGTCTGCCGGAACTATATCATCAATAAACATCACAAATGTTGGTTCTGGATATAGATCTGGAATTCAAACCGTGTATGTTGGATTGCAAACTGCAAGTACAGACTCAAGCGGAATAACAACTCATATTGGTTTAGCTTCAATTAGTAATGGAAGAGTTCAAAGTGTATCTATTATAAATCCAGGTTCTGGATACACACATTCAAATCCACCTTTGGTTGTATTTGATAGTCCACTTTCATATTCTAATATAGAACTGGAATATGCACCAACTTCTATTGGTAGAACCACTGGAGTGAAAGCTAGAGTTGATGTGGTAGTTGGACAAGGATCCAGTGTTATTGATTTTAACTTTACAAATATTGGTCATGGATATGAAATTAACAATGTTCTTACGGTATCCGTTGGTGGAACAACTGGAATTCCTAGAGAATATAGAGGAAGATTTATCGATGGTGGAAATCTAATAGCAGTTAACAAGGAATATATTAAAAATGAGACTATTGGATTTGTTACTACAACATATCCATCCATATTATCAAATCCAGATTATGATGAAACAGTATGCAAGAGAGACATTGGATATATTGTTGATGCGATTGCAAAAGACTTAGCGTTTGGAGGTAATTATTATTCAGTACAGTCTGGTCTATCATACTGGAATGCTGGAACTAGTTACGTTTCTGGAGAATCAACAGAAACTATAGCTGCATACGAATATATTGCTGGAATATCGTCTTATATTGTTAATAATATAACTGTTCCGACTTCTTATCAACCAACAATTAGTTCTGTAACTCAAGTAAAAGATCTTTCAATTGATTATGATGATCCATGCAATCCATCAGCATATAGTTCAAATTGCTGCTCTGATGTCGTTTCTGCAATTTCAAACTATGTTGGTATTATTACAACAATCATTGGATTGGGAACTGCATATACTCCAACTGTACAATCCCCTTATTCGCAACCAACTTTATCATTACCAACTACTCAATATTTTGAGAATTTTGAAATAACTGTAACTAAGACAGATACTGATGAGTTTACTGGATGGACAATTGGAGATCTTCAAGTTATTGATGATATAAGCAATCTATTTGATGGAGTTACAACCAGATTCCCAATAAAATTTGATGGAATAAGAAAATCAATTAAAGCAGCTACAGGATCATTAATTGATGTACAATCGACATTATTAATCTTTATCAATGATATTCTTCAGGTTCCTGGTCAAGGGTACATATTCAAAGGTGGAAGTGTTATTAGGTTTAGTGAACCACCAAATTCTGGCGACAAGTGTAAGATTCTTTTCTACAAAGGAACTGGAAGTGTCGATGTTGAAGAAGTTGATATTTTAGAGACAGTTAAATCTGGTGATATTGTAAAAGTACATAGTGATGTTCCAATTGAAGATCAAGATGATAGATCTGTAAAAGATATAACTTCTACAGATTCGGTTGATACATTTTTATATGGTGGTCGTGGAATATCTGCAAATCCATTTTTATCCAGACCAGTTAATTGGTGCAAGCAATCAACTGATATTATTGTAGATGGTATAACCATTACAAAGGACAGAGATCTTTATGAAGCTCAGATTAATCCACTAACAAACATAATTTACGATGTTGGAACAGCATCAACAACAATATATGTCGAAAGTGTAAAAACATTCTTTGATAATAAAAAAGAAAATACAACTCAAAAGTATATCAGCACTATAGATATTGTAACTCAAGATGAAACAAGGGAATGTTTGGCTGTTGCTTCCGTAAATTCTTCTGGAATTGTTACTGCAATATCATTAATTGATGGTGGGTTTGGATATTCAACAATACCAACAGTTACTATTGCAAATCCAATAGGTTCTGGAACAACTGCTTTAGCGATAGCAGCAATTTCTAGTGGGAGAGTTACTTCCATTGGTATAACAGATGGTGGATCTGGATATAGTCAAGCATCACCTCCATTAGTTTTGGTTTCTCCACCAGTTCCTTCTGGAGAAGTAGCATATAAAGCTGAATATACTGGAGATTTTGGATTATTAACTGGAATTGGAACGACAGCAATTGGAGTTTCTTCAGTTGGATTAGTATTTGAATTTACGATTCCGGAAAACTCACCACTTAAAGACCCATCTATTGTTGAAGAACCAATCGTATATAGTGGAATTTCTACAGGAGATTTCTTCATTATTAAAGATACTAATATCGGATATGGAATAACTTCCTTAGAATTAGATGGATCTCCACTCGTAACAGGAAATCAATACATTAATAATGTGTATCAAGTTTACGATTTGATCACTGATATCCCATACACTGTTTTAGTTGACGATTTTATTGCAAGTCTTACGAGATATGGTTCTTTCTCAGTTGGATTAGGAAGATCAACCACAGTTGCTATTGGTGCTACTCTAATAATAGAAGATCATACTAAAGTTGTTACGGTAGTTGAAGATCTTAATAATATTGGAATAACTTCTTTCTTAACTAGATCTTTCTTTGGAGAATATTCTTACGGAAAACTAACAAATGTAACTAGACCATACCCAGAAGAATATTCAATATATAGAGATAATGGATTAGTTGGTATTTCAACTTCTCCAATAATTAGAAGAACAAATTCTCTAAAGTATCGAAATTACCTCTCATAAATAATTAGAAAAGATACAAAAATGTCTGCTATTATAACTGATCAAATTAGAATTCTTAATGCACAAAATTTTTTGAGTCTTGCCGACGATACAGAAAATAATTCTTTTTATGCATTTATAGGACTACCAAATCCTAGTGATGTTTCCTCAACGTGGGATTCTTCACCTCCTGCGCCAAAAGATTCTTTTGAGCAGGAATTTGATTATTGGGATACCATGATTGCTCTTAAAAAAATTCCAGCTGGAGACATAAGACAAGTAATACGTAAGATAACCTGGACATCTGGAACTACTTACGACATGTATCGTCATGATATTAGCAGAACGAATTTAGCTAGACCATCAAATGCTACTAGTTTATATTCTTCAAATTTTTATGTTATGAACTCTGATTATAGAGTTTATATATGTTTACAAAATGGTACTACTCCAGAGACGCCAAATGGTAAACCATCATTGGATGAGCCATTATTTACAGATTTAGAACCTCAACTCGCTGGAGATAGTGGGGATGGTTATATATGGAAATATTTGTTTACTATTAAACCGGCAGATATTGTTAAATTTGACTCGATTAATTTTATTCCTGTCCCTAGAGATTGGGATACAAGTGCAATTCATGCACCAATAAAAGATAATGCTGAAAGTAGTGGGCAAATAAAAATTATAACTATAAAAAATAGAGGTGTTGGATTAGGAACTGGTGGAATTACTTTCACAGATGTTCCAATCATGGGAGATGGCGATGGAGCAACTGCAACTATTGTTATTAACAACGATTCTAAAGTAGATACAATAACAATTGCTTCTGGTGGTCAAGGTTATACTCATGGTAGGGTTGATATTTCTAAAACATCATTAGCCTCCGCAACAATTCCTCCACAATTTGATGTGATTATTCCACCAGTTGGTGGTCATGGTTTTAACATTTATAGAGAATTGGGATCTACTAATGTTCTTTTGTATACAAGAATAGAGAACGATACATCAAACCCAGACTTTATTGTTGGAAACCAAGTTTCTAGAATAGGTATTGTACAAAATCCAACGCAGTTTGGGTCAAATACATCGTTATTAACAGCAGATAAAGTAAGTTCTTTATATGCATTGAAATTATCCGGAATTGGATACAGTTCAGCTTCTTTTGAATTTGACTCCTTTATTACTCAAACTGTTGGTCTCGGAAGCACTGCTGTTGGAAGAGTTGTTTCGTATGATAGAGAAACGGGCGTATTAAAATACTGGCAGGACAAAGCTACAGTTGGATTTAATACAGATGGAACGCAAAGAACTCCACAATATGGTTATAAAATACACAGATTTACATCTGATTTTGAAACAGGTGGAAGTTTAACGATATCCGGTGGATCAATTCCATTATCAATTGATAACAATTTCACAGGTATAACAACCACTATAAATAATAACACATATAATCTTGGACAGAATTTTTTTGAAGGAGTATCAAATCCTGAAGTTCAAAAATATTCGGGAAACATAATTTATGTTGAT